GCCAGGCGACTGCTCTTGCTCCTTTACGCAAGAAAGCATCAGACGGTTTACTTCCCTCCACCGCACATTTGGCGCTAAGTCCTAACTCAGACCACAACACAGGTCTTGCGGTAGATTTAACTCATGACCCAAAAAATGGTATTGACTGTTCAGATATTTTTCAACGCCTTAAAGAAGATAACCGAGTTAGTTATCTAATATTCAATGGTAAGATTTGGTCACGCCAAAATGCAAAGCAGGGTGACCGAAAGTATACGGGTCAAAATCCGCATACCAAACACCTCCATGTTTCTATCAGACCTGAGTACGCTGGCGATACCAGTCCTTGGTTTTGGTGGAAAAATCAACCAAGCCTAGCCAAGCAAATGTTGGCAGAAGCCATCGGTTCAGCACCTAAGAAAAAGCCTGCTAAGGCTGAAATATTGGTATGCACTTGTTGCAAGGTACATGGTTTGGCAAACAAGAAAGGTAAATAAATGCTGGAACAACTAAAGCAAGTATCGCTAACTTGGTTCCGTGCTGCAGCATCTGCTGCAATCGCACTCTACCTCGCTGGTGAAACAGACATTAAAACACTAGGAGTGGCTGCCCTTGCGGGTTTCCTTGGCCCTGTGTTGAAATGGTTGGACCCATCGGCTACCGAATTTGGTAGAGTAAAATAACTTAATACTGTTTAAACAAAAAGACCCCCGCCGTCAAGAAATATCTTGATGAGCGGGGGCTTTTTTTATTTATCTTTTAGTAGAAAGACCCTAAAATAATTTCCCCAATTACTTCAAGGCGTGCCAACAATATCAATTGGCGTAGGTGCTGTCAATTTTGCCCCGCATAATCCGCACTCTGCTTCAGTAAACCAAAGCACAATTTCCCCATCCTCAAAGATGCACGCGACTTTAATTATCTGAGAACCACAGGGACATACATGGGTTGGAATACCGCTATAATCATGCTTAACAAAGCCCTGCTTCTGTTTACGCCTTAGCAAGAACATACACTTATCCCGTTCTGCACGAACAGGAGTATAATGATTTTTAAATTACATAAGTGTATTTCTTTCGGCGTGTCGCTGAATAGAGGAGTGAGGTGCATATACAATCATTTGTGAAAAGGAGAAATATGACACTTGAAGAAAAGACTGGGAAAGGCTATATCTCGCACAGTGCCATGAGCACATGGCTAAATTGTGGCTGGTCATATTACCTGACCCGAATACAGAAAGTGGCTGAAAACCCATCCTATTGGCTTATAGGTGGCAAATCTCTACATGAAGCAACAGAAATATACGACACAATTCCACCCCTTCAAGGCGACTTTAATCCTACTGCAGTATTTACTGCGCGATGGGAGGAAAATTATCGCCTTGCTGACAACGGCATGCCGTTCCGTGCTGGTGGCAGGGCTACTAAAGCGTATCCAAATAAGGAGGATGCTCAGTGGTGGCTAGACAATGGACCCAAGATGGTGGACTTTTGGATTCAGTTCCGACAAGATAGTGGGTACAAGCCATATCAACTATCAGGTGGTGAGTTTGCTATTGAAACTGAACTTAATGTAGAAATCGGCGGTATATTAATGAAAGGATTTTTGGACCGACTTATGGTTTCACCTACTGGTGAACTGCTTGTCGTGGACATAAAGACTTCTAGTAAGCCACCTGTTACCTATACACAACTAGGCACATACGCGATTATGTGCGAAAAAACTATGGGTGTGCGCCCTGTTAAGGGTGCTTACTTCATGGCTCGTACTGGTGAATTGACTGAGCCAGTAGACTTAACACACTACACTGAAAAGCGTTTGGCCTCACAGGTTAAAGGCTTTAAGATTGCCGTTGACAACAACATATTTATACCGCAACCAGGATTTATGTGCGGTACATGTTCTGTTAATCATGCTTGTTATGCAGTAAATGGTCCCGAATCACACAAATACCCCGAACTAGGAGATACAGATGAGTGACAACTCACCAATTCAAATTAATTTTAAGACCAAAAAAGATGGCATGTTAATTAACCTTCGTGCCCAAGATGGTGCTGAACTTGATTTATTGCTTGACCAACTTACACAACGCATTGCTGCGTTAGTTGACCTTGAAAAAACCGTTGAAGGTATGGCAGTTGTCAAGGATGCTTTCCCAAATTCAGTACCAATACAAGGTACAACTGCTGCACCGCGCCCAGTGCAAACAGCCCCGTCTACAACCGCACCCTCCTGTGTGGGTGGAGCATGTAATGGGGCACCAATGCGCTTTGTGCCAGCAGGCATCGCCAAGGCAACTGGTCGCCCATACAAAGCGTTTTACGCATGTCCACTTCCACAGGGTCAGGCTTGCACACACAAGGTTACCGTGTAATTCATGCGCCTTCTTTCTCGCGCAATCAGGACTGTATCAGTAGGGGGTGCCACGCTTCCAACGGTGTGGCGCTCACTACTTGAGCAGCAGATAGCGTTTAGACGAGGCGAAGTGAGCATGATTGCTGGTCCTCCAGGGGCTGGTAAATCAACACTTGCTCTTTCGCTTGCGGTGCATGTGCAGGTATCAACTCTGTATATTTCTGCAGATACACATTCTCACACTATGAGTTTGCGTTTACTTGCAATGTTAACTGGCAGAGCACAAGCGGAAGTTGAACCAATGATGGAAGCAGATAGGGAATGGGCAGCGCAAATGCTTAAGCCTGCTGACCACATCATGTGGGAGTTTGATTCAGCACCTACACTTAAAGATATTGAGGATGCAATCCTTGCATCCCGCGAGCGACTTGGTAAAGATGTTGAACTTATTGTGCTTGATAATGCTGTAGATGTAACTCTTGATGGGCAAGACGAGTGGGGCGGATTACGCACTCTCATGCGTGAACTTAAATGGTGGGCAAGAGATACTGGCGCTGCTGTTGTTGTTTGCCACCATACGAGTGAAGGCGTTAACGGTAATCCCTGTCCCCCGCGCTCTGCACTGCATGGAAAAATTGCTCAGACTCCATCATTAATACTTACAGTTCATGGACAACTTGCATCAATGGGTATCTGTGCTGTAAAAAACCGATATGGTCCAGCCGATGCTAGTGGCACAACACCAGTGTGGCTTGCTTATGACCCCGCAAGTATGCAAATTAAAGATTTGGTGACACCATGAAAATTACTCTGTTTATCATTGCATCATTAGCATTACTTATTCTTTTAATATTTTACATAATTGTAAAGGTTATAGATAATGTTATTGATTTTGAAACTGATTACCACTATGAGGAGATAGATGACGAAGAATACTAATTGGGAATTACGACTCGTTGAAAACATGGGTGAAGTAGTAGGCTCAGTAGATAGCGAAGATGTAGTCGTACCTACCAAGCCCTTGATTACAGATATGAAAACACAGTTAATGTTTATACCAAAAAACTTTACTTGGACAGTGGGATGGAGGACTTATGTTTGGCAGGAAAAAGAAACAGGGCAGTTCAAGGAACTCACCCAAGAACAACACAAAACACTTTTCAGTGGAGGGACCGTCAATTACACCGAAGATGGTGGAGGAGGCGATACTCCAAGCGAAATTACCCGAAGTGATAAAGGAAGCACTGATAAATGAACTTCCAAACTTTGTGGAATTTGTTGATGAAACAACAAACAAAATCTTCAACCCTTCCGCCGTCTGGCTTGAGTCAATCCAGTTTGCTGACTATGTGGCGCAACTTGCTATTTATCTCAGGGAAGAACACGGAGGAGAGTGCCGAGAAGAAATCGCAGAAAAATTAATTATCATGTCGGAGAACTTTAAAGAGTTAGCCGAACATGCAATGAAAATTTTAGACAATTCAGAAAAGAGCACAAAGCATGGCACATAGTAATAAAGAAACGGTTTCCATTGTTTGGTGCGACAATGGCACCACCGATGGTAAGTTTACCGAAGGCTTGGTTTACACACTAATACATGCAGCGCTCATGGGCGTACCAATTAGCAACGCTGTTCGTGTTCAAGGTAATCAGATTGCGCGACAAAGACAAGCAGCCATTGAAATGTGGGAGCAAGTCAAAACCGACTGGGCGTTGTGGATTGATTCAGATGTTGTCTTAACTAAAGAGATGCTAAAAAGTTTATGGGATGCTGCTGATAAATCAGCCCGCCCTATAGTTAGTGGTGTTTATTTTATTAGCCACAATATGGAAGGCTCTTTGATGCAGCCTATGCCTTGTGCATTTAATGAAACTGAGGATGAGCATAAGATTAAATACCTTCATCCTTTACCTAAGAATCAAATAGTAAAAATTGATAGCGTAGGGATGGGTTTAGTATTAATGCACAAGAGTATACTTAAGGCTTTAAACGATAAATTTTCTGACCAGTTTTGGTTTGGCGAAAACAACGAACGAGGAAAAAAATTTATAGGTGAAGATATTTCTTTCTTCCGAAAAATAAAGACTTTAGGTATACCCGTTTATGTTCATACTGGTGTAATCGCAAAACACATGAAACGATTTGCTTTTGATGAAGCCTATTACAACCTGTATTGGGCAGCAGTAGGGGCAGCAGAAAGGAGAAATAACGATGCCAAGTCAGCAAATAGCGAACAAGCGTAGAGGTGCTGCATGGGAAATAGACCTTGCTAATTTCTTTATGCTACAGGGTTTAAATGCACAGCGCTTACCTCGTGCTGGTCGCAACGATATTGGTGATGTGTTTGTTCCTGGAGTTAATGGTATCTATGTGGTTGAAGCCAAGGCTCCGCGCCGTGATGGTCGTATTGATTTAAGTGGTTGGATTCGTGAATCTGAAATTGAAGCAGAGAACTACCGTATTGCAAAGCGATTGACAGTTGCTCCTACGCCTTTGGTTATTATTAAGGCAAGCAACAAGGGGATAGGTGAAGCCTATGTCGTTCAGAAACTCAGTGATGTCCTCCCAAACCTTTAAGCACAGCATTGTGAAAGTGCTTGAGTATTACGGATTTGTAATTCCTCAAAATCGTGGAGGGTGGCAATCGGTTCGTTGCGCTTTCCATAATGACCATGTGAAGTCGGCTCGTTTAAACATAGACAATGGTGGCTTCAGATGTTTTGCCTGCAACATGGCAGGAGATGTGTATTCATTAATCATGAAGAAAGAAGGAGTGGATTATGGCAAGGCTCTCAAAATCGCAGAGAGAATTACTGGCGAAAGCAACGGAGAACTACGCAACAAGCCTAGAAGAAGCGTTGCCATACCTGATGAATCGCGGTATAACGGAGCAAACGGCGCGTATGTTCCGCCTCGGATTCGTGGCGAATCCTGAAACAGGACATGAACTTTACCTTGGCAAGTTGGCTATCCCCTACCTCACTCCATCAGGTGTGATTGATATTCGTTTCCGTAGTTTAAACAATGATAGCGGTCCGAAGTATCTGTCAAGACCTGGAGCAAGCACACACATTTACAATGTTGATGCGCTTAGTAGTGATACAGATTTCCTTGTGATATGCGAAGGTGAATTAGACACCATCATCGCTACACAAGTTGGCTTCTCAGCAGTGGGATTGCCTGGGGCTAACAACTGGAAACCGTTTTACTCTCGTGTTCTTGCAGACTGGGAAAAGATTATGTTGTTTTGTGATGGTGACAACGCAGGTAAAGAGATGGCAAAGACCCTCTCAAGAGAATTGGACAATGTTTTCCCCGTGTTCATGCCTGACAACTGCGATGTTAACGATGTGTTCCTTAACGAAGGAGCAGAGGGACTACGAAAGCGAGTGGGTGTTTAAACAAGTGATTGTTAAACTAAGTCAAGAAGAAGTGCGGGTGTGTACCACACTGGCAGTAGAGCGTTGGCTCACCAAGTTTGGTTCTATTGATAGACCCAACTATGCAGCAGGTAAGAAGTCTGGAAAGTTAGAGCCTGAGATTAATGCCAATATCAGAGCCAATGTTGCTGAGTGGGCAGTGGCTAGAGAGTACAACCTGTCATGGTCAGTGCCTTGGTATCCCAATGAACTGCACGCTAAACGCAAGAACATACCTGATGTGGGTGAGTTTGAGGTTAGAACCGTAAGGACTCAAAGCGCGATTCCTTTTTGGAAGAAAGATGCAGGCAGAACAATCTTCGGCGTTAAGATTTTAGATGAGGATTACTACTCCATAGTTGAAATCTTTGGTTCGTTTAAGGCTGATGATTTTATGATAGATGAATATGCCGATGCCTCAATAGATGGTTGGCGTGTACCTATTGAATTGATAACAGATGGCATTGATGGATAATCAAGATAAAGTTTGGGAAACTATCTATAGTGTTGCTCGCCAAGTTGCAACCCGTGCTAATCGCATACACCGTGGGCTTGTAACTACTGATGATTTATACCAGCACCTTTCATTGTGGGCACTAGAACACTGGCACAAGATAGAACAATGGAGCGCAGAGGAAAGTCTAAAGTTTAAACTGCGTAAGACTTTCTATAATGAAGCACAGAAGTATGTAGCCAAAGAGCGCTCGCACCTATCTCGCGCACCAATCAATGATAGTTTTTACTACACACATGAGGTGTTGCATGAACTATTGCGTGATGTATGGACACACCAAGGCTGGACAGACACCCCTGATATGAGCAGTGAGTACATAAGTCGTAGCACTAAACCATCTGAGGGTGGTAATCGCATTGCGCTTTTGTCAGATGTTGCTGCAGGCTTGGACCGTTTAAACAAGACAGACAAAGAACTACTCCGTATGCGCTATGCCAATGGCGGTATGGAGTTTGGTGCCCTTGGTGAAACCTATGGAACCACTGAGGAAGCCATGCGTAAGCGTGTTAAACGGGCACTGAATAAGTTGCAAGACAGATTAGGTGGAGAGGCACCAGTATGGCGTGGGCGTAGGCGCGTTCGCTCTAATGCAGAAGCAAGAGCAGAGATTAGAAGTCAGGAAGAGCAAGAGTGATTTACCTTTGGTATTGGTATAACCGTTTGAAGTGTTTGTTTGGCTTTCATTTTTGGGTTGGCACACTAGCAGGCGATAATTTTGACGACCCAGTTGACTACTATTGGTGCATGAACTGCCATAGAGAGCAGAAGGAAAGTCCATACAAGGAGGATAAATGATTATCGGATTGAGCGGGTACGCTCGCAGTGGCAAGGATACAGTTGCAGAACTACTTGTACTTAACTATGGGTTTAAACGAATGGCGTTTGCTGATGGTATTCGTGAAGCATTGCTTGCATTAAATCCTATTCTTCATAATGGCATGCGTTTAAACGAGTCAGTACAAATGTATGGGTGGAATGTTGCTAAATCTAAAGATGAGGTGCGCCGTTTGCTTCAGGCCATGGGCACTGAAGTTGGGCGCAAATTAATACATGAAGATGTTTGGGTGTGGCGTTTGTTAAGTCAAGTTGCCACTGGTGAGCGCATTGTTATACCCGATGTTCGTTTTCCTAACGAAGCACGCATGATTGAGAATCAAGACGGGGAAGTGTGGCGTATAAACAGACATAACCACGGCGCAGTTAATGACCATATTAGTGAACGCGCTCTGGATAACTACATGTTTAAACGAGTGCTTTACAACGATGGAACTCTTGATGATTTATCTGATGAATTATTTATGCTAATGCACAATGTGTTTAAACTATGACGGAATTGTGCGCCTCATAAATAAACAAGCACCGCTTTCGGGACTGGTACCTAGGCGGTGCTTGCTGTTCTAGTTTAACTTAATTTTTTCTGTCTTTCAACTGCGGGTCAACCAGCGCCCAACCCCTCCTTTTGCGTTCTTTATCACGCATTGCTGGGGTCATGCCACCCCATATACCGTAGCGTTCGTGGACCAATCCCCATTCGGCACATGCCTCAATGACTGGACAACCACCGCAGATTCGCTCTCGTATGTAGCGCTCCTGTTCGGGGGTAAACTTATCCGTGATTGGATAGAAGTTTTCTGTTGATACACCCGCACACTTAGCATCTTTAAAGTTGCTTGGATTGTACACAAGTGTGTAATACACACGCCCACGCGCCTCTCTTTTGCGTATCTTATGAAACACTGGCGTTATGTTCATTTTTTTCTCCAATCAAATATTCGTTAATGCAATCAACAAGGTCATCAAGTTTGATTGATTCCCGCATAATTACTGGCTCAACCTCAATGGTGTAGGTAAAACCTTTTTTAATTATATGCTTAGCCAAATCTTCTTTCATTAGTACCACCCCCTTGAGATGTTGCTACCTAGTGCCTTACAGATATTCCCGCCATACTTGCGTTGAATGTATACAAGTCCTGCCTCCACTTGAATGAAACCATTGTCGGTGCGTTTAAACCCTACGAGTTCCCATGTTACTGGCATGAACTGGGCAATTCCGTATGCCCCACTCTTACGATTTAATGACCGTGGATTCCAGTTACTCTCTCGCATCCAGAGTGTGTAAAGGCATGACCACTGCTCCAATTTGCCCGCTTGGGTGAGCATGTCTATTGCGTAGCGTTGGTATTCGTTCTCATAGAAAGCAATCACCGTGCCTGCCACTTCATCACTGCTTAGTGCTGGCGTGATAGGCACATGTGATTTATCAAAGAATCTGTCGTCTATAGTCACGCTTGCCGTTACTATAAGGAAGATGGCGACTAATCGTTTAAACATTATGCGACCAGTTCTTCTTTGGCGCTAATCTTTTTTATTAGGGTCAATAGGTAATCAGGGATGTCGGTGTCGTAACCTTCATCATCTACTTTACCAACGATTACGATGTTGCCTACCAAGTGAGGCGTGTTACCAAAGAGGAACGATATGGCACTGCCTAATGGATTCATGGATAAACCCTTGAGCAATCCTTCATCGTCTACATACGCGCACCCCACCTCCCTGCCGTTGTAATCGTATAAACGAACCGCATCAATAACTCCTTGCACGGCTGTTTGATAATCGGAAAGTTGTTTAAACAATCTCTCCTCATGTGTCCCATCAGGGCGTATTACTACGCCTTTTACTTGCCTGTGTTCGCTCATGCTTTCACCTTGTCCTTATGTTCGTCTTTGATATGGCGCACTAGGCTTTGATAGGCCATACCACTTCGCAGTTGCCATTCTTTACTGCATACTGGGCAGATAATTAATTTCATGAGTTTAACCCTTCCATCATTTGATTAAGTTCTGCATAAGATAATTTACTGCTGAGCCATTTGCATCCGTCTTTGGTTTGCGAGTTTGTTAGTCCAGCAACCTTCACCCAATCTCGGTAAGGCTTTACCCCTCGGTATGCTTTCATGAAAATTGTGGCGCTTAGATAAAGCGGATAATCATTATTAATCCATAGCGCACAATTCCATGTTTCGTAGTTTTTCCAACCTTCATAAGTGCTTTGCTTGGTGCTTTGTTTAGTAGACATTTTTTTTCTCCAGTCTTTGTAATTGTTCCTTAAGTTTTGCGATGCGTTGTTCCTTGGTCGGGTTATTGTCCAGCCCTAACTTGGCACATTCATCACGATACAGTTCTTGGTATTGCTTGCGGTGCAAGTCTACCAATCTGCGTATGGCTTTCGTCTGAGCCGTTGCGTGTGTTATTTTTTTGGGTGATTCACTCATCAGAAGGGTCTTTCTACTGAGTTCTCAAGTTTCTTAGTTAGTTCTAAGTTACGCTTGCGTAGGTATGTGTTGTATTTGTTTAAACGAGCATTGTCTTTCATGGCTAGAGCCAGCACGATTAATGCACTGATAAGTGCAATGATGATGCCGATGATTTCGCCAGTCGCTAAATACATTTGTCTATCCTTTCTTGTTGGGAGCGCAAGTTTCTCACATTTGTTATCTTAAAGTCAAGAAGGTTATACAAAAAAAAACAAAAATATTTTTTTGTATTGTTTAAACACGGCGAACATTATCTGCGGCGCAATATGATAATAAAGAACCCCCGCCGCGAAGCAGGGGTTCTTGTTTAAACAGTGGAGAGTTAGCAGTACTGTACAGAACTAGAAGTTTAGTTCGTCTTTATCCTCCCACCAGCGTGCGTACTTATCTGCACGGCGTTGATTGTATTTGCCATAGTAGTCAAGTTCGGTTGCATAAGCACGCGGTGCAGTTGTTACCGTGTCGTACTCATTCCACCAGTTCACGCCGTAGTAGATAGGCTCTGGCTTAGTTGGCTCAAAGGTCTGATATTCAATGATTGCGCCATCGCGTACCTTGAAGTACTCACCCTCGGCAGCATCATGAAACCAATCAATCTCTGAGTCGCTCATAATTGCAGCGTTCTCCACGGTTTCCTTAGTAGAGCCGTAAAAGAGGGAGCCATAATTAGATTGACCTAGCCATAGCGGTGATGAGTTTACGCGGGCTAGATGTAATGAGCGCGGGTCGTGTTGGGTAACCCATGGGG